GTACGTCCCGCCCGCCTCAGCGAATCAGGCCTGGCACTGACCCCCCTGGACGGTCACGGCCAGAGTGAGAGCAAGGGACAACCATGACTGACGCCACCGTAGACATCGGAGGGACCCTCCACGTCCTCCCCATCGGCCGCCACGACGCCGAATCCAAACAAGCGAGGATGCTCGCCTACGTAGAATGGGTCCTCCTCCCGAAGGGCCAGAGGAAACCCCCCACCAAGAAGGCCGTCGCCGAACTCCTCGGCGTCTCCACAGTCACCCTCCTCAACTACGAGAAGGAACCCGACTTCCGTGGAGAAGTCCAACGTAGACTCGGGAGCGTCTTCCGTGTAGACCGCCTCCCGAACGTGTTCGAGGCCCTCTACGCTCAGGCCATCAACCCTGGGAACCCGCGGGCCGTGTCCGCCTCCAGGACACTTATGGAGTGGTCGGACCTCCTCAACAAGTCCGACGGGATAGACCTCTCAGGGTACTCCGATGAAGAACTGGAGAAGGCCCGCACGGCCCTTGGTCTCGGTGACGCGTGACATGGGGTATCGCCTCGGAACGGTGCCTTAGAGGCACCTGATGACTGAGGTTATGGACACCTCTAACGAAGGGTTACGGGACAATCTTAGTTTACGTTGGCTGCTGGCAAAGGTTATTCGGCGGGGCATCTCTGTTGGTCTCTGAGATTGAGGAGTGCGGTACCGTGTGCGCGAACTGTCACCGTATCCGCACCTACGGGTAGCGCATGACCTCCAATATTGCCTCGAAGCAAGCCTTGGTCCAAGAAATCGAGTTCCGTCGCGCACGGGACTCATTCGCTTACTTCTTTCTGGAGTTCTGGAAGGTCCAGGTGCCGAAGAAGGGGCCGAGGAAGCCTGAGCATCGCCAGTTCCAACAGGACTTGGCGGCGATGCTTGAAGAGGAGCAGGCCGCCGATGACCAGTTGCGGCTGGTGGCGTTGAAGGCCCGCCAGATCGGTTTCACTACTGTCGTCGCCGCGTATGCTGCGTGGTCGAGCCTATTCGGGGAGGATGTGCCATGGCTGTTCGTGTCGAGGGGGGAGAACGAAGCGAAGAAGAACCTTGCCCGAGCCTCCTACGGGTACAGGAGACTCCCGAAGTGGATGAAGGACCGTCTTCCCCCGTTGGTGTCGGAATCGACGGAACGGTTGGCGTGGAAGAACGAGTCGCGGATCGACTCGATTCCAGCCTCCGCCTCGTCGGGTCGAGGCGACTCTGTCTACGGGGTCCTGTTCGACGAAGCCGCTCACATGGAGAACCCTGAGGAACTCTTCGGGTCGCTCGACCCGTTGTGCTACGGGCCGATGCTCGTGTTCTCCTCAGCGAACGGGATGGGCAACTGGTTCCACAACCTGTGGAAGGAGGCGCAGATGCCCGATTCCGAGTGGCGGGAACTCTTCTGCTCCTGGCGTGAAGTCCCCAAGAGGGACGATACCTGGTATGCGCGCACCAAGAGGCGTTACCGCGGGCAGATGTGGATGTTCTACCAGGAGTACCCGTCCACGCCGCAGGAGGCGTTCGCTAAGACGGGTCGCCGCGCCATCGGTGACGATGTCCTCGACGACACGCAGATGCGGGAACCTGACTGGCGTTTCGAGTGGACAGGCGACGAGTTCGACGTGGCCCACCCCCTGGACGCTGACGCTGATGAGGAGCCGTTGGAGTTGCGGGTGTGGTATAAGCCGACGGTGGAGAGGGATGAACGGACGGGTGTGGCGTTACGGAAACCGAACTACGTCGTCTTCTGCGACCCAGCGGAGGGCCTCGCCCATGGGGATTACACGGCGGTCACAGTGTGGGACGCCAACACCCTGACGGTGGTGGCGACCATTCACACTCACTGGCCTGTGGAGGAACTCGGGGTGGTCCTCGCCTGGCTCGGCTACTACTACCATACGGCGTTGATGATGCCCGAACGGAACAACATGGGGCTAGTCCCCATAGTTGAGCTAACAAAGAATCTCGGGTATCCTCGTATGTACCGCATGGAGCAGATAGGTCAGGTTATCTTGGGGGACCGCACCCCGAGGTTCGGTTGGTTCACGAACAAGGCTACGAAGCCGAAGATGGTCAAGGAGTTCATCAAGGCGGCCCGCGCGGGGCTGGTCACGATCCATGAGCCACGGTTCTTCTATGAGGTGGCGACGTTCATCATGGATGGGCGCGGCGGGTACGCAGCGTCGAAGAACAACCATGACGATATGGTGATCGCGGTGCTCGGCGGATACCAGGGCGTGTGCGATGTCGGGGAGTACCCGATTATCTGGCATGACGAGGTTCAGGGGCCGCCGACCTGGGGGGAGGTCCTGGCGTTGGAGGACCCCTCCCCGAAGAAGTTGTCGTCGTCGTCGTTGAGGGTCGGCGGGGACCGCCGTTTTGGTGGTGAGAGGGTCCGTCCGACGATCACTTTGGGTCCTCGGCCTGAACGGTGAATTGTTAGGGTGAGAGGATTGCGCGTCCCGTGCATACCCCCAGACTAGAGGTGTGACCTGTGAGTGGAGAACCGAAGCGCGCCCGCAAGACGGGCGACCCGATGACCCCTGAGGGGGCCAGGGCACGCCGCGGCACGACTGCGCGCGGCGGGAAGGTACGCCCTGAGGGAACTAAGGCCCGTATGGGTGGCGACGCGATGACGAACAGCATGAAGCCTGGTTTCGTGCCTCGGATCACTCGCGGCCCCCAGGGTGACAGCAAAACCATGACCAACCCCGCCAAATAGGAGACCCGATGGCTTACACTGGAAGACTTTCCGCCACGCAGGCGTTAGACCCCGAGGCGGTGGTGACGTTGGCTGAGGCCGACACGGACATCGCCGACATGAAGTGGAGTGGCGCCACACAGGATCAGGCGGGGGCTACCCACGTCGCCGACGAGATCAGCACCAACCTGATCCATGCCGTTGTGACCACAGGCGCTGACGAGGTTGATGACACTGGCGCCGTAGTCGCCGCCATCGCCAACGCCATAGACAAGGCCGTGCTCGGCGCGGCCACCGTTGACGGCGCGATGGAAGCGACGGACACTACGACGTTCGATCTTCACGCGGGGGAGACTGGCCCCATAGCGTTGATTGGGAAGGCGATCGCCGTAGACGGCTTCGTTTATCTCCTGATAGATGCCGAGGTCGTGAAGGCCACCGACATCACTGGAAACACGATCACCTGTGAGCGTGGCGCCCAAGGCTCCACGGCAGAGACGTGGCTCAATGACGCCTCCGTGTACTGGTACTGCGGTGCCGACAACACGGTGATCGCCCTCGACGACGAGACCGTGTGGGGCACCATCGCCTCACATACCGCTGCTGGTGGCACGTTGACCGTGATTTGCGGTACCGAGCAGATGCGAGTGGCGTCTCTTATCGCGAACACGATCCCCGACACGATGATCGTAGAACGAGGGTTCGATAGTACGACTGCCGCTGTCCACGCCGATAATGCTGCGGTCACGCAGTACCTCGACGAGAACACCTGCATCTTCGATGTGGATGATGCAACTACCATTGTCGCGGGTGTCCATATCAAGATTCTGACTGGTGGCCTGGAGGATATCAAGGTGGTCTCGGTGGCGTCGAACGAGTTGACGGTCTCCCGTGCCTACAGGGACTCGACGCCCACTGTCGTCGCCAATGCCGCGGCGATTTTCAGGATTCACGGTGACGATGTCCTGGAAGACCTGATGGACCAATCCGACATTTACCTGGAGACGCACCGACCGTCGGTGAGTGCCCTGGCCGTATAGCGGAGGATGGGTAGATGGATTCTATTCGTCAGCCGTACTGGTGCGGGTACTGCCAGCACCCGAGGGAGGACTGTGGGGGCACGGACGGGACGTGCCCCCGAGTCGAAGCCGCTGCCGTCACCTACAGAGAAGAGAAGGACGCTGGGCGGTACAGAGTCCCCCTCGTCAACCTCCGACGGTTACAGAATGAACGTGAGACGGGGATGTCCCAGGGGGAGATGGCCCGAGAGACCGTTGCCCTGGCGAAAGCGGAGGGCCGCGAGATCGAATCCGTGAAGGGCTACGGCGACGTGAAGCCCCCGCAGCGTAAGACCCCCGACATGAGGAACGTCTTCAATGGCTAGGATAATCGGGCACCCAGCGAAGAAGATCGTGCGGTCACAGAAGAACCTGGATGCCGTAGTGAGGGCACAGTCCCTCCTGGCCGAAGGGAAGACCCACCGATCTACTCGCAGGGAGTCGGCTTGGCGCCGCTCCGAGAAGATGTGGGAAGGGAAACAGTGGAACGACTCGGAGGCTGAGGGGGACCTCGTCACCGTCAACATGTCGTTCTCTACGGTGAACACGATCGTCCCCTATATCACGGGGTCTGACCCGACTTTCCTCGTTGAGCCGTATTCGGGTGAGGCTACTGTGCAGCGGGCACGGGGCCAGCAGGCGATCCTCAACCGCACCTGGCGGTCAGGTCGCATGGCTGGCAACAGTCACCTGAAACGCATGGGCTTCGATGCGCTCATCTACGGTGACGGGTTCGGGAAGGCATCCTACTCCATAGATGAGGTCCTCCAGGGAGGGAAGGCTCGGGCGATCGAGGTCGCTAACCTGTGGGTGGATCGTATCTCCCCGTGGGATGTGTGGCTAGACCCGTCTGCTGCGGGCCTTCACGATGCCCGTTGGGCGATCATCAGGGTGATGCGTTCGGTCGCCGAGTTGAAAGCGGAGAAGAAGTTCAGTCACACGAAACTCCTCGGGTCGTCCTCCGAGGCTGACGACAATTCGGGTCGTGAGCCTGCGAGGGATGTGACGGGCGACGAGCGTGACATGATGGTGGCGGTCTACGAGTTCTATGACATCGCTAGCCGCGAGTTGATCGTTTTCACGGATCAGGTCGATTTGCCTCTCCAGTTTGTGGAGGAGATCACTTGCCCGTTGGCGGCGATGGCGAACCATCCGTTGTCGAAGTCGCCGTTCAGCATGGGCGAGCTGGAGCAGTTGCGTTGGTTGCAGGACGAGTTGAACAAGACCCGCACGCAGCAGATTGAGCATCGCCGCAGGAACGCAGCGAAGTATGTGGTGCGGCCAGCGTCTCTCGGGTCGGGCGCCAAGGACGCCCTCGAATCTGAGGAAGTCAACGCTGTCGTAGAGATCACTGATACGACGAGGACTCTCGAAGATATCGTCATGCCGTTGAAGATGGCGACGATCTCTGGGGACTCGTACAATGTGGATGCGACGATCAAGCAGGACATCTACGAGATCAGTGGTGTCAATGAGTATCTCCGTGGGGCGACCCCTGAGATCAGGCGCACCGCCACTGAGGCGACGATCATTGAGGGCGCATCGAATATCAAGACCGCCCACAAGTTGCGTATGGTGGAGGCGGCCGCCCGCCGCCTAGGGCAGTTGCTGCTGGGGATGATGGCCGACGTGTTCCCCCTCACAGAGGAGGACGAGGTTGCTCTCATCCTCACGGGGAAGGAGGCGCAGGCGCTCGCCCTGGCAGACCCTGAGGTGGAGTCCCCCGCTGGGGTGACGGAGGCGAGGCTCGTCCCCGACGCTGACCTCTTCAAGGGTGTCTATGAGGTGTTCGTTGAGCAGGGTTCCACTGAGTTGCGGAACCCGCTTATGCGTGAGCAGAAGTACCGTGAGATGGCGATGGCGCTAGTCGAGGCGGCCCCGATCCTGAAGGAGTTGGGTGTGCCGATCAACTACCGCAAGTCGTTCGAGATGTGGTTCGAGGCGGCAGGTATTGATGACCTGGCTGGGATGTTCGACGAGTCCTCCCTGCCCCCGCAGCCGTCCCAGGGTCTGCCGCTTGGCCCTGCGGCGGCTGACGGGACCTCACCCGACGGGCCACAAGAGATTCCGCCTGAACTCCTCGCCGCTTTGAGCGGCGGTGGGGGAGGGCAGATGGGCGCCCCAGCGGCGCCAACCGATGTCCTCAACGCTGAGAACACGGGGATGTTACCCCCTAGCGTGTGAACGCTGAGGGTATAGGATAGGAGGAACATGACCGACCGACCCGATGCGGGACTCATTTCGATTGAGGACGCTCTCGGTAAGGCAGTGAGCGAGATGGAAGGCGTCGCCGATGACGCCGCATACATTCCCGACCCTGAGGGGTCGGAAGCCGTCGCTAGTGAACTGCCCGCCACCGAGGATGCTGAACCAGTCGCAGGGGAACAACCCGCCGACGGCCAGGAGTCAGTAGAAGGTGCCGACGATACCGACATTTTCGCCGACCTGGACGACGAGACGGCAGGCACGGAGCCTGACGTTTTCGCTGAACTGGCGGCGATCGTGGCAACCGACGACACCCCCGCCCCGAAGGACCTGGACGAACTCAAAGAGGTCGTGCAGAACCAGAAGGACGGGATACTTCGGCAAGCCGATTACACCAGGAAGACGCAGGCACTCGCAGAGGAACGCAAGGCCTTCGAATCCGATTCCGAGAACGCCCTGAAATTGTTCGCCGAGTTGGGCCGCGATCCCGCGGCCACTGTGGCGTACCTTGCAGAGCAGACGGGGTTGGTGGAGAAGGGTGCGCTCAACGAGAGGGCAGCGCAAGTACAGGCTGAATGGGTTCCGCCCCTCACAGGGCAGGAACAGGAAGCGGAGATCGAGAAGCGAGTCGAGGCACGCCTCGCCGAGCATCCCGATGTCCTCTCCGCCCAGGAGGCCACTTCGCTGGCACGCGTCAACCAGGATTTCGCCGACATAGAGACCGCCCACGGGGTGAACCTGACGGACAAAGACAAGCTTCGCATCCTGAAGGAAGCGAAGGAGTCAGGGACCTCCAACCTCGGGTTGATCTATGACGCTCTCCAAGCGAGGGTAGCGGCGAAACGGCAAGCGCGGGAACAGGCCAGGGCCGCGGCTAGTTCCCGACCAGGCACCCGCAGCGACACCTCTGCGGACAAGCCAGCCGAAGTGAATACGGTGGCAGATGCCTTCGACTTGGCGATAGCCGAAGCCGAGGCCGCTGCGTAACAACACCTGACTCAAAGGAACAACACTCAATATGGCCGCAATCACTACCTACGGGACTGATGGCCTGCTCGCTTCAACGATCAGCCATTACATCCCCACAGTTGAGGACAACGTGATGTCCTCGAAGCCGCTGCTTTGGGCACTCCGTGAGGCTGGTCGGATCAAGAACTTCCATGGCGCCAAGATCATTCAGCCCCTGATGTACGCGGAGGCCGCCA